TTAAACTTCATGGTATGGTTGCTCAAGAAGTAAAGGCAGCATTAGATAAGGCAGGTGTAGATACCTTTGGTGGTTGGTCAGAAGAAGATGATGGCTCACAACGTATATCGCAAGAGATGTTTATCCACCCACTAATAAGAGCCGTTCAGGAGCTATCAAATGAAGTCAAACAATTAAAGGAGATAATCAATGGCTGAAGCAAGAACAACAGAACTAAAGGCACAAAATCATGCAGCAATGCTCGATGGTGCTAATGTTATTACAAGTGTAATAGCTACTCACAATAAAGGCAGTGATGCGGAAGAAGCTGATTTTGCACATGATATGACGCATAACGAAAAGAAAGCTAGAGTGTCACGTTCAATGGGATACCTTAAAGTTATGGTTGCTTTAGACGATTGGGGTTCAGAGGACATGACTGCTGTAAATGCTGCAATATCAGCAGGGGAAGCATTTGTAGGATAATGAGAGCTAAATCAACAGGAATACCGACTGAAGTTGCAGAGATCGATAAAAGGGTCGTTGCTCTGGAGACTGAGATACATATTCAGTTTAAAGATTTGTACAATCGTATTAAGCGCATTGAAGCTTGGGCAATTGGCTCTGCTACTTCAATTGTTCTTCTTTTGTTAGCAATACTGTATAGGATGTAAAATGAACAGATTAAAAGACATTACTGTTATGATACTCGCTATCGGATTAATGGGCTTACTTGCACTTATTGTTGTAGATGAATTTATGATGGCTTCTGAACATGGTGGCGATTTTGATGAAGGTATATTAGGATTGTTAAATAATGCTTTAGTTGGTGTTGTTGGTATTGTAGCAGGATATGTTACAGGAAAGAGCGATAAATAATGTATGAATACGCCATAAAAGAAATTGTTAAAATAGTTGATGGCGACACTATAGACATTGTTATTGATCTGGGTTTTAGTCTTTCTAAAAAAGAACGTGTTCGTTTAGCAGGGATTGATAGTCCAGAAAGTAGAACTAAAGACCTTGAAGAAAAAGCTATGGGAATAGAAGCTAAAGAATTCCTTGCTCGTAGGTTAAAAGACGGAGAAGTTTCTGGGTTAAGTGTTAAAACAGAAAAAGATGGTAAATATGGCAGGATGTTGGGTTGGATATTTTGCGGGAAAACAAACATAAATGAAGAAATGATTTATAGAGGTTATGCTTGGGAATATGATGGAGGTAAGAAAGAAAAAAATTTAGACGATTTGAGGTCTAAAAGATGACAGAAGAAAAAAAGAACGGCATTGTAGTTAAAAACGAGCAAAACGAGTTTGAGCTTAGTTTGCGTTTTCTTGGCAACGAATTAATTGCGATTAAATTATCAGCAACTAATTTTAGTGGTAAGTTGATTGTATGGAGCATACTATTATTATTGTTTAGCTTTATGATATTTGAAGTGTTCGGTTTAAATTCAATGCTAGGCTATGGTGTAGAGTAAATTTTAATCCTAGAGGAAAGGCTCGACAATGGAAATTATACAAAGAAGCTTACCAAATATTGGAGTAGTAGAAGGAAAACTCTCAGAACAAATGATTAAAAATTTTTGGGAACTTATAAAGGAAGCTAAGAAAAAACCAGATGATATGAAAAGTGAATTGGCAGGAAATATTAGCTCATCTATTCGGTTAGACGGAGACTCTTCGTTGCTCGCAGATTTTATGAAAGATATTTTGCCTAGCTTTATTAATAGTCATATTGAATCGTATGGTGCTCCTTGGAGAACCACGATGAAAGAAGGTGAAGGGTTTAACTTAGAAAGTTTATGGGTAAACTTTCAAAAGAAACACGAGTTTAATCCACCCCACGATCATAGTGGTGTCTATAGTTTTGTTATATGGATGCAGATACCTACATCTTACGCAGAGCAAAAGAAACTTCCGATATGTGCTGAATCTAATGCCAGTGGCACTATATCTAACTTTGCATTTCACTACACAAATTCATTGGGTCGAGTATCTCAATTTGTTTATAACATGGAAAAAGAAGCTGAAGGCTACATGGTAATGTTCCCATCAGAAATGAAACACGAAGTCTTTCCATTTTATGAGAGCAAAGGTCAACGTATATCTATATCAGGAAACATCGATATAGGAGCAATACAATGAGCTTGATTAATACTCTAGTTGGTCCAGTGACTGGTCTTTTAGATAAATTTATCGAGGACAAAGATCAAAAAGCTAAGTTGGCTCACGACATTGCTACAATGTCAGACAAACACGCTCAAGAAATAGCTTTAGCTCAAATAGAAGTTAATAAAGCAGAAGCCTCGAGTGGCAGTTTATTTAAAGGTGGATGGAGACCTTTCGTGGGTTGGATATGCGGAGTTGCTTTATTGTATCATTTTATTCTTTCTCCATTAATTATATTTATTGTAGCATTAACAGGAGCACAACTCCCACCATTGCCTGAGTTCGATATGAGCAGTTTAATGACAGTTCTTTTAGGTATGCTAGGTATTGGTGGTCTTAGAACATATGAGAAACAGAAAGGATTAACAAAATGAGTGATATAGAAATGTTTCACGTTGGAGAGAATAGCAATGGAGAAGCTCTTTACAATCTCCGATATGTAAAAGGTGGCAGAAGTTTACCAACACCTTCAATGACTGAAGCTGAAGCTCTAGCAAAAATAAATGGAACTGAAATTGTTACAGTGTCAGAAGAAACAACAATCGTACCAGACTATAAAAGAATGACTAAAAAAGAATTAGAGCTTTTTATGCGAGAGCATAGTATAGAGTTAGATAGAAGAAAAACTAAAGCAGATCTTTTAGAGCAAGTAGAAAACTTTTTTAAAGAGTGAGTAGATGAAACAGAACTTCGATAAATGTTTAACAATGCTTTTGAAGCATGAAGGTGGTTTTGTAGATCATCCTAAAGATCCTGGAGGGATGACAAATTTAGGAGTTACTAAAGCTGTTTATGATAAATGGATTGGCAGAGAGTCGAGTGAGGCAGAGATGCGTGCTTTAACTCAAGATGATGTTGCTCCTATATATAAAAAGAACTATTGGGATAGATGTAAGTGCGACAACTTGCCTAGTGGTGCGGATTGGTCTGTTTTTGATTGGGCAGTAAATTCTGGTACAGGGAGAGCTTCTAAAGCAATGCAAAAAATAGTTGGAGCAAAACAAGATGGTGCCATTGGTCCGAAAACTTTACAAATGATTGCGAATGAAAAGCCTGAGTTTTTAGTAGAAAGAATGTATGATCAAAGGCAGTCTTTTTACGAAAAATTAAAAACTTTCGAAACTTTTGGTCGTGGTTGGACTAGACGAAATAAAGAAACTAAAGAAACAGCTTTGGAGATGATTTGACTTTACAGTTATTAAAATTTCAACCAGGAATTGTAAAAGATATCACAGAATATGCTGCTGGTAAAAATGGACCATTTTGGGTTGATGGAGATCTTGTTCGTTTCCGTAATGGCTATCCGACTAAAATAGGTGGTTGGCTAAAAGATGTTTTTAATTCTTTAAATGCAGACGGCACTACTTCGACAACTGAAACTTCTTTACAAGGCATCGCAAGGAGAATGATTCCTTGGCGAGCTATTTCTGATGGTATAGATAGGATTGTTGTTTCGACTCACAATCACCTTTACATCATTCAAGATAATGCTCTTTATGATATTACACCTCTTAGGGATAAAACAAATTCTTCTACAACAACAACTGAAGCTTTAGATGATAGCGAAACTGAAATTGATCTTACAAGTGTTACAGGATTTAAAACAGCAGGTGTTATTAAAATAGGTTCTGAAATTATAACATATACTGGCATTAGCACGTTAACTCTGACTGGTTGTACGAGAGGAACAAACAGCACCTCTGCTGCTGCTCATGATAGTGGTGCTACAGTTACACAAGTTCTTATTGGTCCGATTGCTACATCAAATACAAGCACAACAATAACAGTTACAGACAGTGGGCATGGTGCGTTGAAAGGTGACTTTGTTGTTTTTGATGGTGCTACAGCGACTGGTGGCATTACAGCAGATACACTTAATAGGAGGTCTGGTTATCAAATAACGGCTGTAACGACAAACACATTTACATTTACAGCTCCTAGTGCAGCATCCTCTACAGTTTCTGCAGGGGGAGGGAACGCTGTTGTAATTAATTATCTTATTGGCTCTGCAGCAGGATTAGGAATACAATCTGCTGACCCAGCTTTAGGTTGGGGTGTTGGAGCTTGGGGAGATAGCACATGGGGAACAGCACGTTCAGCTTCAGAATCTAATGTTGGATTAGAGAGTTCAGCTTGGAGTTTGAATCTTTGGGGAGAGGATGTTTTGTGTCAGGTTCGTAATGGCGCATTATATTATTGGGATACGTCTGATGGTGTAACAACTAGAGCAGAACTTATATCTGACGAATCAGACGCAACTGGCGTGCCTACTATTTCTAGAGTTTCTACAGTATCGTTCCCTGATAGACATTTCGTTTGCGGAGGTGCTGACCCATACGTTGCAGCAACAGGAGGGTCTTCAGGAACTTTAGATGAGATGCTTGTGCGTTGGTCTACTCAAGAGAACTTTGCTATATGGGGTCCAACAGCTACAAATACAGCAGGAGACCAAAGGCTACAAATCGGCACTAAAATTATGTCAATGATTTCTGCTCGTGAAGAAACTATTATATCTACAGATGAGGCTATTTATGGTATGACGTTTGTAGGTGCTCCATTTACATTTAGTTTTAGGTTATTAGCCACAAATGCAGGGTCTGCAGGGATCAATACAATGATGAATGTAGACGGTGATATTTATTGGATGGGTAAGCGAAACTTCTTTTTCTATAATGGTGTTGTAAAAGAGTTGCCTTGCCCAGTGCAATATTTTGTTTTTGACAGAATGAGATTATCGTATCAAGACAAGACTGTAGTAGGTCACAACAAGAAGTTCAAAGAAGTTACTTGGTTTTATCCTAGTGAAAATGCAGATCAAACTAACCCAGAACCAGACAGCTATGTAACATATAACTATGCTGAGAATGCTTGGACGGTTGGATCTTTAGCTCGAACAGCTTGGTCAGATAGTTTCGGTTTTAGGCAGGTTCCATTCGCTTTTGACAAAGAAGGTGTTTTGTATAATCATGAAACAGGAACTACAGACAACGGATCAGCAATGAACTCATTTATAGAAAGCTCACCTAGAGAATTAACACAAGAAGGTGAAAATTTATATTTAGTTGATAAAATAATTCCTGATGTTACAATGAGTGCAAACACTAATTTATATGTAGAGCTTAACACTCGTAAATATCCGAATGCTACAGAAGTAACAAAAGGACCATTTACTATTACATCAACTACCACTAAACTAAGCACCAGAGCAAAAGGTCGTCAGATAAGTATGAAAGTTTATAGCTCTGGTACACAAGACGATTGGTCATTAGGAGATTTTAGAGTTAACAGCAGGAAGGACAGTTTAAGATGAGTGCTCCAACAGCAGTTTTAAGGTTGCCTAGTCCTCCTAAAGAATATGATCAAAGTTATATGGCAAGGCTCAACAACACTATTGAGTTAGAAAAACAGGCAACATTTTTCGCTACGACTTCTTCAAATAAAACATCGGAAGATACTTCCCAAGCAGTGAGTTGGTTTATTGGCTAATAACTTTAAGAATGCAAAATTAGATTTAACAACGACGAATGCAACAACTTTGTATACTTGTCCGAGTGCAACAACTGCAGTTTTTAAATCTATTTTGGCTTCTGAAGATAGTGGTAATGCCGATACACTAACATTAACACTAACAAGTGCATCTGCAGCAGTTTTTAGTTTATTTAAAGTTAAAGCTGTTGGAGCGAATACAACAGTCGAGTTGTTAACAGCACCATTAGTTTTAGAAGAAGGCGAAATTTTAAAAGCAACAGCAGCAACAGCAAACCGTTTACACATTGTTGCTAGTTTATTGGAGGTTAGTTGATATGGTATATGAAGTTGGAGCATTAGCAAATGTAGATACACCTGCGGAAGAAAAAAAGGATGATAGTACTTTTACTTATAATTTGTACAGGCAAGAATCTGTAGACCCTACAAAAGATTTTGACTTCGGACCATTTTCTTTAAAAGACTATTATGGATCAGCGATAATGCCATCTTTACAATGGGTAACTAAAGTTCAAACTAATCAAATAAAATATGACCCAACAGACGAAGAGCAAAATAAACTTTTGCAAGATTATGAAGCTTTTGTAGAAGCGAATGGTGAAATAGAAGGCTTAATGACTCCTGGAGAAATTATAGCAAACGAAGTCGGACCAATATTAGGTCAGGTTGCAGAAGGCGTCGGCACGAGCTTTGCGCAAGGTGCTGGGTTTAAAGGTGGCTTGCCGTTTGTTACGAGTGTTATGGACGCTACACCAAGCCAAACTCTTTTCTCTGATTTAACAAGTGCATCTAAAGCAGCAAAAGCAGGATTCACGCCAGAGTTTAAAGCATTAACTTCAGCAGGAATGAAAGATGGTATAATTGACACAGCAGCAGCATCTGAAGCTGGTGTTGATGTTGCTGCTCTCGGAGGTCAGACTGGTATAAATGTAATGGAAGGTGCTACAGCAAAAGACCTTTTAAATCCTTTCGGTGAATCAGGAGCAGGATTACAAAACATTAAAGGTGCTGCTGGGGGAGCTGTAGGGAATTTTGCTGTGCAACTTGCTTTAGGCAGAGATCCTGTAAAAGCTGCAAAGTCTGCTGGTGCTGGTGCTATTGGTAAAGTTATCGGAACAGCTTTCGGTGGACCAATAGGTGGATTTATTGGTGGTGCTTTAGGGAGCATAGTTGGTGGTAGAGTAATTTGCAATGAATTACACAATCAAGGTCTAATAACTAAAAAGCAATTAGTTAATGACTATAAATTTACTCGAGATTATTTAACTCCAGCTCATGTTAATGGATATCATTTATGGGCTTTATGGATGGTTAAGCAAATGCGCAAAGGAAGATTTGTTAAGTTCTGGAAACATATTGTCTTGCATCGTGCAAATGAAATTTCCTATATATATGGTGAATCAAAAAAGCCTGATTATTTAGGTAAAGTTTACAGGAAGATCTTTGAACCAATATGTTGGTTATTAGGTTTATTTTGTAAAGAAACAGACTGGTCAGTGCTTTATAAACAAAAGGAGATATAACATGGCTGAAGAAATGAATATGGATGCAATGGGTGAAAGACCACCAATGATGCCAGCAATGGAAGGTGCAAATATGCAACGCAACCCTGCAGCGCAAATGCCTCAGGAAGCTGTTACAAGGCTCATGCAACCTTCTGAAGAGATTGGTGCAGTATTGCTCGCAAGATTGTCTAATATGTCTCCAGAGGAGCTTAGAATGTTAGATACAGCTATTACACCAGACGTTGCAGGTGTATTAATGAAGTTGTTGCCAGAGCTACAACAAATTATATCTCAGGTTGGTGGTCAGCAACGAGCACCTAGAGAACCTCAGATGGGAGCTTTAAGCGGAATGTAATGCAAATAAGAGAGGCAACAATGCAAGATATTAAACCAATTTATGAAATGTTATTAAATATGCATTCAGAAACTAAAATAAAACTGGCTCCAGTTAAGCCAGAGAAATTATACAACACTATAAAATTGGCTTTAGAAGAAGGCATTGTCCTCGTTGCAGAAATTAAAAATAAAATTGTTGGTTCTATTGCAGGCATAGCAAATACTGATTGGTGGTCGGACGAAAAGTCTCTTAGAGATTTGTGGTTTTACGTTCGTCCAGAAAACAGAAAATCAACTGTAGCGATTAAATTAGTAAAAAACTTTATTTATTCAGGCAACTCAGCTAAATTGAAAATTAAACTTGGTCATGTTTTTTCAGGAGACATAGAAAGAAAAGATAAATTCTTCGAGCGTCTCGGTTTAACTAAGGCTGGTTCGTTATACGTGGAGATATAATATGTGTTTTGACAATCAACCAGTAACTTTATCAGGAGCCAGCACAACCTTATCAGGCACGCAACTCCCAGAATGGGTCTCGCAAGCTGGTAAAGCGATATTCGGTCAAGCTGCAACTTTAGTTCAACCTCAGTTCGATGAAGAAGGAAATTATATTCCAGACGCTGGATATCAAGGCGAGAGGATGGCGCAATACGTCAATACAGCTTACGACTATGATGGTGACGGACAAATAACCGAAGCTGATGCAACTGCAGCAACTGCTGCTGGAGATACAGGTAAAGCATCAGACATAACTCAAGGTCTCGCAAGTGGTCTTGGTTTTCCTAAAAGTAAACTTTCTTTAGAAGAGCAGGAAGCTGGACGGATTTTAACTGAAGGTGCAAACCAGTACCAAGGATATTTAACAGGCTTCGATACAGACGGTGACGGCATTGCCGATACGCAATCTTCTCAAACATTTATGGATCAAATTGGCCAAGGATATCTAGGAACAAGGCTAGATCCAGACACTGGCAAACAAGTTCCTAGAACTTATCAAGATCTCTATGGAGATATGATGGGTGAAGATTTTGCTATAGGTAAAGGAACTCAAGCTCAAGAGTTTTTAGATATTTATTCCGCAGCGATGGATCCAGCCATAAAAGACATTCAAGAGCAAACTCTTGCTCAACAAAATGCAGCACGAGCTGCAGCAGCAAGAGGTGGTGCGTTCGGTGGTTCTCGGTTAGGGATACAAGAGGCTATGCTCGGTTCGGAAGGAATACAAAGCCAAGCTGATTTAAGAGCCAGAGGTCTGGCTGAAGGTTTAGGTTTTGCTGCAGGTAGGTTCGATGCAGATAGAGCTGGTAGAATCGCAGCAGACGCTGCAGCAAGAGGTGCTTACGAAACTGAAGAATCAGGCAGGTTGCAAGCAGCACAACAATATCAAAATCTAGCGACCCTTACTCAAGGCTTACAACAACAAGCTGCAGCAGGATTAATATCTACTGGCGAAGCAAAAAGACTATTAGATCAACAAGCATTAGATTTAGCTTATGCTGATTATTTAGATCAAAGTAGAAAACCATATGAAGATATTAACTTCGCACTCGGAGCTTTACAAGGCGTGCCATACAATACGCAACAATATGGATATAATACACAAACTCAACAACAGCAAGGTCCAAGCGTCTATGGCCAAACACTAGGAGCTTTAGGAACACTAGGCAGTGCTTATTACATGGGACAAAGATAATGGCAAACGGAGTATCAGGAACAGACCCATTCGGTGAAGGTTTATCAGGCTATGGTAGTCTAAAAGACTTCGGAGTTGACGATAAATATGTAAAGCTCGCTCAAGCTATATCAGGCAAGCCGAGAGAAGTTGATCCAGCAATGGCAGCATTTTTATATTTTAGTAGAATGGGTGAGTTAGCATCTCAACCAGGAGCCACACTATTCGGTTCAGCTGCAGGTGCAGCAAGCTCTCCAGCCGAATACATGATGAATATAAAAGAACAAAATAGAAAAAGAGAAGCTGAAGTTCCAGCAACTGCTATAAATCTAATGAAAGCACTAAAGCCGACTGGTGCTGGAACAACAACTCTTAATTCTTATACATTACAAAAAGACATTCCTGGAATTGGTTCTAAAAATGATGTTGTTACTCTAACAAATGCAAATGCAGCAAAAATAATAAATGCAGACCCATCAGCACTATTAGAAGCACCATCAACATCTACTGCTGGAGCTAAAAAACCTGCACCATATAGTGTTTCGGAAGAAAAACTTGCTGAGTTAAATGAAACTTTAGGTTTGAATTTACAAAGAAGTGTAGACGGAACTGTTTTATTAACACCTGAGCAATTTGCAAAGTCTCAAAGTTTAGTTACTGGTGCTCCTGCTAAAACTCCTCAAGGGTCGCAATATGAAAGACTTTTCTCTTCGGTTAATGATATCGGAACTCGCCTTGCAGACCCAAGCCTCGCAGATAGTGTAACTGAAGCTGAGAAAAACGAATATTCTGCAAACTACCAAAAGCTCGTTGTTGGTGGTGAGTATACAGAGATTGTAAATGGCAAGGAAGTTACTAGGAAAAAACCAGGAATAGATCTTTCGTCAACCACGAATTTGCCAATACCAGAAGGTCTTGATCTTAACAAAATAATAGAAGAACGCTCGCAAAAATTTGACCAGAACCAAAGCACCTCAGCAACATTCGGAAGCAGAATGTTATTTAATGAAGGAATATTAAGAAATATGCTTGCTTCAGGTTATGTTTTAACTTTGCAAGATGTTGCTCAAATAAGAACAATGCAAACTTTAGGACTTGGTAATATTGGTGTAACTGCAGAGGCTCAACAGTTTCACGTTGCTGCGCAAAACTGGGTTGCTGCTCAATTAAGAAATGAGTCTGGTGCTGCGATTGCTGCTTCAGAATATGCTGATGCACTTTTACAATACTTCCCGAAAGTTGGTGACAGTCCTGAAACTATAAAACAAAAACAAGCACTAAGAGAAGAAGCAACAAGAGGTATGATTAATGCTTCAGGTGATGCGTTTAGTGTTATCTATCCTGATGGTGTAAAATATTTAACATACACAAGTGAAGGTCAGGAGTATCCAATTTTAAATCCTCAAGGATATGCAAATGAAAAATTAACTAGAACAGAGCTTGGTCAAACTTTATTCTTTAAAGATATGATTGCAGCAAAAACAACTCAAGCATTAAGAGAGATGTTAGCTAATCCTAATGCTAATAATTTATATACAGAGCAAATGTTAGACATGATAGCATCTGAAATCTCGAGCAGGAGTCAATAAATGTCAGAAACAAAAGAAGAAAAATTAGCCAGATTGCGTGCAGAATTAGGAATAGAAGTTGTTCCTGAAAGTGAAGTTGATCCAGACTCTGGTCTTACAATGGCAGATAGAGCAAGACTAACTGCTACAGGTTTATTGTTTAATTGGGCAGACGAAGCTATCGCAGGTGTAAAAGCTCTAAGCCCAGATGTTACTTATGAAGAAGCCTTAACAGACGAAAGAGAAAAATTAAAATCAGCTCAATCTAAAGAAGGCTCTTTAAAATATGAGATTGGTGGTGCATTTATACCAACTGTTGCTGCACTCGCAGCAACACCATTTACAGGTGGCACATCTGCAGCTGCAACAGCACCAACTTGGATGAGGCTTTTAGGTATAGGTGCAACGCAAGGCTTGGCAATGGGAACAGGAGCTTCTGAAGAAGAAGGTTTAGCTCGTTTAAAAGATGCACCTGTCGCAACAGCAACTGGTGCTATTGCTAATCCATTATTTGCTAAATTAGCACAAGGAACTCAAGCTGCACTTTCACCTTTGATAGATTATACGAAAAGACAAATTACAGGAAAGGTCGGAAAAAAAGTAGAAGACGAGCTCATCAGGATAATTAAAGACAGTGGTTTATCTGTAGATGATGTTTTAGACAGAGTTTCTAAAGGTGAGGTAATTCCAGAAATGTCTGAAGAGGCATATCGAGTTGTTTCAGGCTTCGTTAAAACTGCTGGTCCAGGATCTGCAGTTATTAGAAATGCAATTGTTGGTCGTAAAAATCAGTTTGTAGAAGATCTTTATCAGTCTTTGCAAAAAGACTTAGCACCGAATACAGAAGCAGATAATATATTTGCAACTTTTGCAAATAACTCAGATAAATTAAAAGCATCGGAAAGTGCAGCTTATACTAAAATTTTCGAAAGTTCAACTGGGCAAACATTTAAAGAAATAGATGATGTTGTTTTAGCTCTGGCAAATGCAAGCAGGAACTCTAGAAATCTTATAAATAAAAAGCTAGACGAAAATGGTCTAAAACCTATTTTTAAAATGGTCGGAAAAGGCAAAAATGCAAAACTACAACTCACCCGTTCTCTAGGTTTAGAAGAGGGTGAAATTATAAAACGAGCATTTATGGATGTGAAAAATACAGCGCAAAGAGCTGGAACGTCCGACAAAGCTAATACGATGAAAGGCTATGAAACAACTATTAAAAATGTTCTTGATGAAATATCCCCAGAGTTACAAGCAACTCGTAAAAACTGGGCAATGATAGAAGACTCTGTAAAACAGTTTGAAACTGGACAAAAAATATTTTCTCCTAAAACTGATCCTGAGCAGTTCGCAATAACTTTTCAAAAACTTGTAGATGCAGGAAACGAAGATGCTATTGCAGCTCTCAGAGCAGGTGCAGCATCAGCACTTAAAAGAAAAGCCAAAGGTTCTCAGAAAATAGGAACAGTTAACAAACTTGCTAATGAGACAGAAACACGTGATATTCTAGAAATACTTTATCCTGGTGAAAATCTTGATGAAATTGTAAATAAAATAAATCTGGCGAGTGGTGCTGCAAGAGCTGAAGCTGGTATATTTAAAGGCTCACCAACTGCTGGCAGGGAAGGTTCAGCAAGTAGAGTTGGTCAGGTTGGGCAAACTGTTGCTGATATAACTCGAGTTGTAAACTCTGGTGGAATGGATATTGGAGCAACAACAAATATTGTTACTAGATTGTTCGGTGGTAAAAAGCCACCATTCACAGACGAACAATTTGAACAGATTGCAAAGCTTGTTGTCTCAGAAGATTCGGAAGCTTTACGCAGAGCATTAACTGACGATACGCAACTCGATGCAGCTTTACAAGTTTTCCGTAAAGCTATTAATGCATTGGGAGCTTCTCAACCAAGAGTAACAGCATTAACAAATGTTACAGAAGGAATAGGAGATACTTATGATCCTGTTGTTTCTGGAGCATTAGAAGGGATAATACAAACTATAAAGCCAGCAACAGCAAATAAAATCCAGCAAGTGGTGCAATAGGGAAAAATGTTTGCTGAAGTATTAACTGGGATTGCACTAGTCAACAAAAGTGTTGACTTTATCAAGACCAATATTAATACAGCAAGAGACATTGGAACTATCGCAAAGCAAATCGACGATTTGTTCGATGGCAAAGCTCAGATAGATAAAAAAAGATCTAAACGTGATGGAATGAGTATAGCTGAGCAGTTCGGTGTAAAGTCGGTTGCTGCAGAAATTATAGATGCAAAGCTCGCAGCAGAACAATTAGAAGAGATAGGAATACTTGTAGACAATCGATTCGGTTTCGGGACATGGCGAGGTATAATAGCTGAAAGGAATAAAAGAATAGCTGAAGCTAAAGAAGCAGCAAAAGCTGAAGCTAGAGAAAAAGCTGAAAAAATGGAAGAAATAACAAATATAGTCGTAGCAGGAGCATGCATTATACTTGTTGCAGGTTTATTAATAGGTGTCGTTTATTTTTTAGCAAGATAATATGGAGAGTAAGTATTTAGTTGTTGTTGTAATTGTGTTCTTTGTTTTATCTTATCTTTATGCATCTAACAATCCACCAATGTGGTTGTTAATTAAATAGGAGGTTAATATGACTCAAAAAAAATTACAAAAAGGATCAGCTTGGGAAAGTGCAGATCTAAATAATGACGGTATTGTATCAGACGGTGAGCTCGCTATGGCTGAAAGAATGGAAAAACTTCAACACAGAATAGACATGAACGAAAATTTAGATCGCATGATGGATCAACAAAGATTAATCTGTTGGGTTTCTTCTATATCTTCTATCGTATTAATTCTTATTTCTTTGTTGCCTATAATACCAGACAATAGAATTGAAATGATTACAGCGTTGCTGTCAACTTATGTTATTGCTAATTTAGGTATTGTTTCGGTCTTTATGGGTGCAACAGCTTATTCAAAAAAGAATGGACAATCGCAAAGTACAGAAAAATAAAAATGTCTAATGGTCTATTTATCCATTTAAACATAGAAGGCAAACTCGTGCGTTTTTGGCCAGAGAGAAAGATATTAGAATATAATAAAAAATTAAATAACGCTGCAAGAGTTTTTGAGAAAAAACAAGAATACCTTAAAACACTCACCCCATAATGTGTTCAGCGAGTTCATGCCAGTCTGATTTAGTCATATTTCCTTTTTTGTAAAAACAACACATTTCAAAGAAGTCAGTCTTAGAGGGTCTGTTGTATAGCTCCATTGCATGCTCGCCATCAACTAAAGCAGTAAAGTCTCTATCTATTCTTATTAAGATCCAAGACTTGCCTTTTCTTTTTATATATTCTTTCGCCCAGAAAACTTGATTTAATTTAACGCCACTGTTGAACCTTTTTTTTGGCCACTTATTAAGATATTTTAATTCAACCCAACCAGACTTACCGTTCATTAAATAATGAACGTCTGGCATGCCTTTCATAACTTTATTCTCAACTCGCCACATTTTTAAAGGCAGGTTGTTTCTTACTAGTGTCCAGAAATTTTTCTCACTCATCCTCGTCCTCCGACATAAATATTGATATGGGGTCTTTTGTTATAACATCAGCGATGTTCTTTTTGTCTCGTAAGGCTTTTATAATTTTACTATCGACTGACTTGCGAGTTTCGATATCTATATAAGTAACATTATTTTTTGTTCCTATTCGGTGGCATCTGTCTTCCGATTGCATGCGTTGCTCTAGGTCGAAAGAATTAGAATAATAAATGGCATAGTCTGCTGCAGTTAGTGTTAAGCCTATACCACCAGACTGAGGTTGACCGATAAAATATTGTATCTTAGGATCGTTTTGAAAACGGTCAACTGCAAGCTCTCTAGCGTCTGTTGTAACGTCTCCGTGATAACTAACTGCTAATTCTCCTAATGCCCTCTCTATGGCTCTTAAATCAGCTTTAAAACGTGCCCATATGATTACTTTAGAGTCAATGTCGTTAAGTATCTCTTTGAGAGCTTCTATACGAGGATTTTTATCGTTTATAGGTTGTATTCCCTCATCACTAGGAAACCAACCACACAATATCTGTTGAAGCCTTAGCAACCTTGTTATAGCTTCGGGTGCATCGATAGTCTGGCCATCTAATTCTGCGACGAAAGTCTTCTTCATGTTCTGATATAGCTTTTTTTGTTCGGCAGTCATTTCTACATAATGACGTTGATATATTTTAGAAGGCAGATCTAAACACTCTTTTTTAAGAACTCTAAAAGAATGACCCTCTATATTGCGAGTTAGCTCGTCGACATTTTGGTAAGATATAACTTGTTTATTTTCGAAGCCACCCATAACACAATATCGAGCTTTAAAAGAATAAAAACTATCATAACCCAGTATTTGAGCATCTAGAAATTTAAATTGAGAGTAAACATCTTCAGCACCTTTAGTTACTGGCGTGCCTGTCATTATCCTTTTATAGTCAGCTAACTTAGAAAACTTAGTTATGATCTTAGTTCTTTTTGCTCCTGGACGTTTAATTCTAGAACTCTCGTCAACAACTAACATAACCTTATTGGCTAGTAATATTTTTTGCATATAGTAGATTGCTTTCGGACTAGTAAAAGCTTCAACATTAAATGTAAATATTTTTAGAACTTGATCGGAAATATAAATTTCTTCAAACTCAGTAACTCTAGATTTAGTCATATTTGAAGTATAATAGAAAGACTTCCTAGGACACCAATCTGGCATATGAGTATTAACTTCTCTTATCCAGTTACGATGTACACCATTAGGAGCAATAACAACAAGTGCAGTAATTTCACCTTTACCGTAAAGATATGCAGCATTGTCTATAATAACTTTAGTTTTGCCTGTTCCTTGCTCCATCAATAAAGCAAAAGCTTTTTTGTCTCGACTCATATAGAATGCTTTGCGTTGATGGTCGAAAGGCTTAGTCTTAAAATCATAATCATCATTACTAGGAAGATCAGCCTTTTTCATTCTTAGGTTCTCTTCCATGTCTTTTAAGTTCCTGATGTATTTATCTAACTCAGGCATCGCAGACTCATCCCACTCAGCATTAGGAAAGAACTTATACAACCGTTCAATGTTCGCACCAGTCGGATCAAAAAGTAAATCTCTGCCAACCCACTTTTTATATCCAGGAAGGCTAGATAATTTTTCAAATGTGTCGCCATCAAGCTTACACTTGATGACGCAATATTTACCGAAGTCTGCTTTAGTTATTTTCAAAGTCCGAACCTTTCTGCGCATATTGGTCCGATGCCTCGCTCGATGCTGTCATGCCTTGTTAGGTCTCTGTTACAAACAGCACAGTTACCAGTCTTACGACCATAAGCAACAGCTGACTCGAGAGGATTTTCAGCAATCTGCTGTAGCTTCGGCAAGATATCTTGAGAGCCGAACCACTTGCCCTCTTTTACTTTACCAGCATATTCGCCATTCAACTTAACATATAAAGCACCTGCATTTACACCATGGTCTGGTGCTCGAGAGATAACAAGATCCTCATAACGGAACTTAGGTGTCTTGATCGCCTCATGAGCTTTATTGAACATAGCAACTACATTGCTAAGATCGACATTCTGAGCTTCGGCACGTTCAGCTTTGTTAGCTTTTACTTTCATAAGCATAGCAACTGCAGCACCTGTTTGCTTCTCGGATAAAGATCCACGATCATCAAACTGCTCTACTAAAGAAGCTGCAAAAGAATTCCAAGACACTACTTCTCTAAGAGCATCTATAAGTCCTGGATTGGCTTCTTCGAATTTTACTTTATTTTGAGGAGCCATTGCTCTTGCCTTTCTTTGAGCTGCAAATTTTTTCTTCTGAATGCCACGAGCAATAATCTGCTCTCTAGTCCAAGGTTTGCGAAAACCTGTATATGCTGTGTTATGTATAAAAATTCCCATTTTAGTTCCTTTCTCAGTTTATACAAGTATTCTATCTTATTTTTACAGAAAGATAAAGGACTTTGTTCTCTTTAAAAACAATCACTTATATCTTTTTAGTAGTTTTGTTTTTCGACCATATTGTCTTTATGGTTCTGTATTATCTGTTCGAAGTTGTCAGGTCTGGGTAAAGGACGCAATAATTTATCTTTGTCCATCGTATAGAATATATGCTTGCCGACCTGTTTTATTTTTTTAAATTCTTTTGCCCAATACGGTTTTATTGTTTCTGTGTGATAATGAGTTGCATCTTTACCGACAACAGTTATATAGTCTCCTTCCTGTAACATTAACTTTGCGAGAGCTTTAGATGTTCTTAGAGAGTTGTTCTCTTTAGGCTTATCAGACTTACCATCGCACCACCAACTAAATTGGCAACCATCACTATTTTCTTGCAATACAACTCCGCAAACATCATTCGGATAATGTTCAGAAGCCACTCTGTTAAGAGTGACTTCGGCTATTGCTATCTGACCTTGTATTGGCTCAGACCTAGCCTCAAAATAAATATTCAAGGCTAGACACATAAGTGCTGCTTCTATCATGCCACTAACTCAAAGTCGAATGTTAATTGATCGTCGCACTGACTATCGAACTTAGGATTCTCAACTTCGTAAAAAGCTTTTACAAGTTTTTTGCTCCAGTGATGCGAAGCATCCATTGCTCTCCACTCAGGAACTTGATTGTCGATTGTAGTCCAGTCACGTGTATCCATAACAAGAACATGTTGAGTAATTTGAATAATGTAGACTTTTCCTTGCTCTAGTTTTTCAGGCACGAACTTACTCAACTTGCGTTTTTTATCGAGTGTTGTCCACTTACCTTTTATGCCTAATTTTTTACAAGCTGTTGCAATGTTCTTATTGCTAACACCTTTACAATGACGCTTACCACGGATAATTTTTAGAGTTTGGTATGCTGGTTCATATTCAGTGCCTGCAACTGTAGCAACTGAAAATGGTCCACACCATGTTATTCTTTGCTTGCCAGTCCAGTCAGTAATCTTTCTTTGAAGTGGGTTATGTTTTGTCATGATTTTATTTCCTTTCTCAATCAATATAGAGATTGTATCTTATTTAGCCAAAGAAGTAAATAGTTTTCTTTCACAATAAAAACAATTACTTATGTAAGTTTACGCCATTTGTCTATATTTAATTTCCTAAAACCTTTTCTTATTTGACCTTTTAATAGATACCAATCATTAATTTTACCATCTTCAACTATCGGCTTGCCGAGCTTGGGATATTTAAATCTATCGATGCCTGCCAGAATTGGACCAGTGTCGTCCTCGAACTTCATGTTAAGCCATAGGTTGTGGGTCTCGGCTCTGCGACCTCCTCGCTTGGCTAAGTTTACAGCTTCATTTAGATCTCTAAGGTTCTTTTCAACAAGCTTACCGAATACAACAAACTCTCCAGGATTGTCAGCTTCTAAATTATGTATGTCTGTTATTGGTGTTTTAATGTTATGTTCAGCAGGGTTTTGTTTTATATGACCGAACCTACGTTCGCACTCGAATATATCGTCGTATGGCGTTTCTCCTGAGTCTAAAAGGTTTTCTTGCCTCGGTGTTAGAGGTTGGCTTAGTCTTCTTCTTTCTACTATATCTTCAGCCATCTTTGGACCGATACCTTTTATGCCTATAAGTCCACCGATCAACTCTCCATCTTGAACAGACCAGTTAAGACTAGATTTAAATTTGTCGTATGGTTTATAAACCAATCCTTCTTTTACAACTTCTCTTAATAGTTTTACACCTTGATCTTCGTCTTTTACATTCCTGAGGCATGCTGCAGCAAACTCTAATGGGAAGCGACTTTTTAAAACACAACACCAATAGCTGACTAAGCCATAAGCAATAGCGTGCGATCTATTAAATGCCCAAGACCCCATTGTATTTATGTTCTTCCATATTTTTATTGATTCGTCCTCTGGTATGCCTTGTTCTTCAGCACCAACTTTAAACTTCTGCCAATACCGATCAAAGAACTCTTCGCCTAAAGATTTACTCATTGCCTTGCGTAATTGCGAAACATCTTCCCAGCTCAATTTACCAACATCACGAGCTATTGTCATGACTTGTTCTTGGTAAACGACAACACCGAATGTAACTTTTGTTATCTCTTCAGCTAATGGGTGGAGGTATGTTACAGGCTCTTCGCCTATTTTTCTCCTTATATACTTTGTTGTGCCACCAGACGTTAATGGTCCAGGACGAGCCAGAGCAGTAATTGAAGCAATGTCTTCGAAGTTACTTATTTTCATCTGACGAGTTAATGATTGCAATGCATAACCTTCAAACTGGAATATTCCTGCGTGTTTTTCTTTATTGAGAACATCAAAAGCTTCTTTATCTTCTAAAGGGAAGTTTATGATTTTTTCTTTTTCCCAACCAACTTGTTCTAATACATCATTCAGAACAGACAAAGTCCTTAAACCTAAAGCATCTATTTTTAAAAGATTTAAACTTTCTGCATCGTATTTATCTATCTGGGCTGCACCACTTTGAGAGCTAACTGAGCAATAATTACTTACTGGATCTTCTGTTACAATTATTCCTGCAGCATGAACACCAGAATGTCTAGCATGATTTTCCATCTTCTCAGCTATTTTCATCTGTGGATATTTTTTAAGAACTTCTTTACCGATGTCTAGATCGTTAAATGTATCCATAATACACATTGCAGCACGAGCATCTCCACCACTGCGTTCAATGATCGCACCTTTTAAGTCGTTTACTTCCCAAGCTGGAATGCCTAGTTCTTTAGCAACTTCTGTTATTGTGCTTTTAGCTTTATATCGACTAACAGTTCCTAAATGAGCAACTTTTTCCGCACCATATTTATCTCGTAAATACTGGAAAACCATCTCTCTGCGATCATCCTGGAAATCTATATCTATATCAGGCAGGTCAGCACGAGTGATATCTATGAACCTTTCGAACAATAGATCGAACTTTATAGGATCAACATCTGTAATTCCTGTTAAATAACAAACTAAAGATCCAGCACTCGACCCACGAGCTGGACCAACCATCATATGTTGTTTTGCGTAATTAATCATATCAGCAATAACATAAAAATAATCTTCGAATTTTTTACTTGCGATCATTTCTATTTCTCTGGTTAAACGATCTTTGTAAACTTTGTCTGTTAGGTCTATTCCTCTAGAGGGTGCTGCATCTATACACATCTGTTCTAAAGTTTTATCTGGTGTAAAAGATATCATCTGAGCAACTGGTAAGTCAACATTACAATCTCTTGCTACTCTATATGTCATTTCTATTGCTTCTTCTGGTGCCCAAGGAACAGCATCTTTCCATTCCCACTCATTTAGAATGTGCATTGGCTTAGTGCGTTCTGTTCTGTTCATTCCTACTAATACTTCATAGGCTTTTCTATCTGTTACTTTAGGATAATAATTGTCAGAGGTTGCTATAAAATGAAAGCCTTTTTTCTTTGCCCAAAGAAAGCTGTTTTTACTCGTCATAGGATTTATCTCGAAATAAAAATGCTTCTTTTTAGTTAAAGGTATTAAACCAAGAATTGGATTAGTTCCTGTTAATACAATTACATTTTCAGATATACTAAAAAGATCCTCATAGCTCATCCTAGGGAAATAATAAAAATTTTCTTTACTGGTGCTTTTTGTAACGAGCTCATATATCTCAGATAAACCAGAATTATTCTTAGCAATAAAAGCCATCATGTTTGCTGGCTGTTTAGATCTATCGGTTGCATCTTCAACGATAGCAATCTCAACTCCGAATATAGGTTTTATCCCTGCTTTTTTACAAGCATTGTTAAATGGTACATGTCCCCAAGTTCCTGAATCTACTATTCCCATAGCCTCACCTGCACCCTCAACAAGATTGTTTATTGGTCCATAGGCTTTACGGAATGAATATTCGGTGCGAGTTCTTATCTGTAACATTAATTATACATCAACACTGCTATGATTATAGTTCCTACAACGAAACCAATTAAAGATATTGCCATTATATGTGTCCTTCTTTTTTATACCACTTAATAATTTCTATTGTTGCCTCAACGTCGTTTAAAGATCTGTGAGCACCTTCTATCTTCTTGCCCATTATTTCTTCATAGATGTCTCCGAGCTTTCGCATTTTACCCCAAACACTCTGCCCAACTTCAACTGTGCAAATATGATCCATTGGCCAAGGAAACTTAGTCACCTTATCGAGACGCTCTAGTTCGAATCTTAATATCTTCCTGTCGAAAGGTAAATTGTGTGCAGCCATAGAACCCTCGCCTAAAAAGAATTTACATAAATCTTTGTAGTGAGCAACGAATGGTTTTTTATCTTTTAGGTCTTCGTCTGTTATGCCTGTTATTTTTGTTATCTTAGGATCTAGCTCATGTCCAGGATTGCACATAAATTCTAAACGATCATATTCTTCAAAAGTTCCATCGGTAAATCTAATTGCACCGAACTCAATTATTCTAGGCTGTAGGTCTAAATCTGAACCTTCAGCTTTAGGCAAGCCAGTTGTTTCTAGGTCAAACACTATCATCTTTATTTACCCTAACAATAAATTTAAGATCAACACCTAGTATATCTTTAGTATCAAAAATAACATAGTTGTAAGACCTTTTCCCTGCGATTGCTTTATTGGTGTGAGAGTCTGTAAAGACTTGCTGTGCTATGCCTATATCTCTTTCTTCAAAGAACGACCTCCACAATATAAGCTCCTCAGCACTGCAATGCATTCCTAAATGGCTAACACTGTTCCTGCCTCTTTTTTCAGAGTCCATCCAGTTATTGCCTGCTGTGTAATCTAAAATCTCAAACTCTTTGCCAGAAAAAATATCGTAATTAAAAGACAAGTCAGCTTCATTCATTCCATGTTCATCGTAAACTAATCCAGTTGCAACAACATGATCTTCAACCCAGTCTGCTGCTCCTATTTCTGTTAATAGCTTTTTTGCAGCTATTGGGTTCTTTGGGCAGATAGCGATTTGTTCAATAGTAAATTTCATTTTAAGCTCCATAAGGTAAAATGCATCCAGTAAGATATTCGTGATGCTGTTTGTCTTTAAGTAAATAGGCAACGAACTCTGCTAACAATTTAGGTGGTGTTTCTTTGCCTGTTAATAATCCATTCAATTGATACTCTTGAGCATACTCTTTACTCCAGCCACGAGTTTTAACAACTTGCTCGTCTATTGAATCGCTCATGCCTGTACCAGATAATTTATTCGGAGCAATGCCGAATACAGTTATGCCATGCTTTTTTGTAAGCTCACGAGCCATCTGTAAAGTCATTATGTGGGCTGCAGCTTTAGAAGCATTGTATGCGAGAGAACAAGTCATAGGCATATGGGCTGCATTGCTAACAACATTTACTATTGTTCCTTTACTTTTTATTAACATTGGCAAGCAAGCTTGAGTCATTTTAAATATGCCTTTAGCGTTGGTATCCATAACTTTGTCCCATTGTTCCTCTGTAAAATTTTCTAACCAATCAATTATATTAACACCAGCATTATTTATCAATATGTCTAATTCTTGTATTGAATCTAAAAAGTCAGGATTGCGAACATCTGCACTATCGTTAATATCATAGTCATATATTAAATGACCTTGCTCTTTTAGAGCATTGTGTAAAGCCAAGCCAAGACCTTTACCAGAACCTGTAATCAAAATTTTACTCATTATTTTCTCCTTTTATTAATGACTCGACCATTGCTGCATAAACTGCTGCATCATGTATTGAGTCTTTGTGTTTAATGTCGCTGTTAGCAAACCTTGTAATTTTAACAATCATAAGTTCAAATAAATGCCAAACATTATAATCGTCAACAGTTTTTAAATTAACTCCTTTAGGGAACAATGCAACCATAACCTCACCGACTGTTTTGTAGTTGTCGCCATAGACTTTATTGCGTTCACGGAATGTTTCTGCCATCTCTTCTAAAATCTTTGCTGCATCTTTATTCATTTTCTGTTTTCCCGTCCTGGAATGCTTTTTCAACATCGTCTTCATAATTGTTTGCTTTATCAAAAAGACTTTCTAGATCTTGCTTTTGGAAAATATTTATATCGAACAACCTTCCTATTTTCTGGTCATTAAGTTCGATGTCATTTCCTCTGATTTTAAGTTTCATTAGAAATCTCCTGGAGCTACTTGCAGGCAGGTTAATCCCTCGCCACGCCACATATCAACAACAGATTGTCTATCTTCTAAAACAAACCATATATCTTTGTAATCGAAATTGTCTTCGAAGAGCTTCCTTTTACAATCTGCGTCTGAAGACATATCTTTTAGAGGTCTCATAATAAGCCTATCATAAGGGACATCATTAAGCCTTAACCACTTAGAGGTGTCCTTGCGACAAGTCTCATCACGAGCAGTCATTATAACAATCTCAGTTTCTTCGTCTTGAAGCATTCTTATTATGTTGCAGATATTTTCTATAGGCTTATCACCTATGCCTGCTTTGTTAAAAGCTTTATAGTCTTTATCTTTGTACAGGTGTATGCGATGCCCATAGTCAGATAAAGTTCCGTCTAGGTCAGCAATGATTATGCGTTTACCCATGATGGCACCTCCGTCCACTTCCATACTGCGAAGCTCATCTTCTCTCCTAAGTAATAGTCTCTATAAGCTTTTACAGCGTCATCACCTTTATATTGGTCAGGCATGCATTGGGGTGGTGGTGTAAAGTCTTTATCAATAGGCATATGCAGTGGCAAAGTTAATAAAGGCTCTAGCAACCTTTCGCATTCATGTGTTTTGCCATATCTAATTTCATATTGCTCGCAAAGATTAACAAGCAAGTAATATGCCCACCAATAATTATCAGCACACTGCCTTACCCATACAGCTGAAGGGTGATCTTTAAAAGCAGACTTGTAAAGATTGTGCTTATCGCAATGGTCATCGCCATCTAGCTCTCGGTGCGCAGTGCATAGCAGTTGCGCAGTCTCAAGTATCATTTTAACACAATGCTTATCGCAGTGCATCTCTGCTGCTTTTTTTGGAGCAGAGTCCAAGTAAAATATATTCATGTTGTTCCTTTCTCAATAACAGAATTGTATTTTATTTAAGCTTAAAAGTAAATCTCTTTTTCATCTTCTTCCATATGCTGTCGATCTCTTTTGTTGCCTCTTCGAGTTTTGTATATTGAACTTTTATCGATGGCTTTCTTTTTTCTAAGATGTAACTTATGGCTCTTACTTTTACATTCAACTCTTTAGCTATCTCAGATTTTTCAAAACTATCTTTCATTGAATGAACTTTGTCGATAAATTCTTGAGTGTACTTTGGCTTAAATGTCATTTTTGCTCCTATGGATTTAATGGTTTGCCCATAGATGGTGCAGCCCACTGGGTTGGGGTTAAGAACGGTTCAGCCCATGGGTGAACATTTACAACTTCCTTAACCATTAGCTTGAAAACATTTTGATATTCACCTTGAGCTCTGGGAGACAGCCTTGACTTTGCCATCTCACTTAGTGTTCTTAAATTGAACTTTGCTACGATGTTGGTGTGGATGTTTGTAGGCAATATTCCTCTAGCATCCTCTGCAGCAATACCTAAGTTTCTTAGCTCTTGATATTTATCGTTTATCATTTTCATAGCATCATCGTAAATTACATTCGCAGTTTCGTCTACATATATTTTTTCTGGAGTGTAATAGCTGAAGCCTTGCATATCTACTGTTCTTTGAGATTGTTGAGCATATGAAGCTTGACGAGTTCTTACGAACTGATGTGTAAATCCTCTGGTCACATCTCTAACATCAAAAACATAATCAATAAACTCCCAAGACGATCTAATCGTATTGAGCATGTAATCGAGTTCTGCTTTCTTTTTATCTTCATCCCACTGAGATATTTTATCATAGGCATCGTCATCATTCATAAGACGAGTATTTTTTGTGAACAGTAAAAGGTTCACTGCGTCACTTGTATAACTAACTAATTTTACTTTCATTGATTTTCTCCTTTCTGAGAGTGCATCCATCGGTTGTAGTTAGAGCTTGACCGAATGAATTTTTCTATATGCTGGATATCATCTGCAACATCATCAAGTAAAATCTGACGCCATGTTGCAAAACGACCCAGCGAATATATTCCGTATTTACTTGTCATTTCAAATATAAATTGTTTTCTTAATTCTTCGTTGATAGGTTTTATTTTACCAAGATACTGCTCGGAAGATTTTAAGTCAACAAGTTTACTTGGTTTAATGCCGAAGTCTTCCATCAACACATTCATCATGTGTGGTCCGATAGATGCTTCAGGTTCTCTAATAAATTCTGATATAACAATATCACCAACAACAGAGATCCTATAATATGGAACTAATGGGTCTGGGTAATATATTGTTTGATGAACTTTACACTCTGGCGATTCAATGCGAGCTTTTTGTGTCCATATTTTTTGCGAGGGAAACTCTGGTCTGTCTGACCAACCCACAACTTTCATCAATGCTGGCATTGGTATAGTCGATATTGTAGGAATAACATTCACATCGTTTTTGTTTATTGTTGAGAGCTTCATGTCATATTTTATCTGACAGTTTTCGGACATCATGGTGATAAGTTCCCATGGTGCTATGTATCGGTCTACAGGCTCAAGACTATTGATAGATCTATTCAATATCGATCCTGTTACTTTTTGTGAGTACAAATTACTCAAGAATAAATTCGGTTGGGTGTAAATATCACCATTGTATTTTATAGCTTTGTTAACTCTTACTTTTGTAAAAGGTATGGCGCAAGCTGTACCAACCTTATCTGTTCTGAATCTTAACAGAGCTCCTTGGTTATTAGGAAGTTCGTTTTGAGCTTCGTAAATTATAGGACAAAAGCTCCTCAACATATTCCCTGCTAACAACCCTGCTAATCCTGCACCATATATAATCATTTCTTTTTCCTACCATTATTTTTAAATGCACCTTTAGGCTTCTCACCGTCTCTTATTTTTATATTCTGCCTCTCATATTTAATAGGTCTGTTTAAACGAGTAAGCCATTCGTCTGCCTCTTCATCTAAAAGAGTGTAGTCGTTATAATATGGATCTAATAAAGACCTAAGAGCATCGAACCTCATTCTGCTTCTTTTATATTGTTGTTCTTCAGTCAAGCTCTCCTTTTTAAAGAGCTTGACTCTTGTATAAACACCTTTAGGCATCAATGAGTTCCACTCTGCCTTTTTTGATATCATGAGCGAGATCTTCTCGGCAACCACCTTTTGTGCTACCATGCCCTGCAGCAAGCTCAACGAACTCTTCGTATGATATTGTGCCATGCCCTAAGAACAAGCTAAAGTTATTCCAACCACGAGTTCCCTCTTTACGAGGATTGGTATCTATTAGACACTTGATCTTTTTACCTGCGAACGCACCACGAGCTTTTGTTGAAGGTCTTATAGTAGTGCCGTGGGGTGTTTTGCCGAGTGGCGTCATTCCTGGAAGAGCCTCAACTTGAGGTGTCTTTTTAGATGCATCAAACGGTGTTGATGAAACATGAATGTCAGCAATAGCAGACATGAATCTTTTTGCAGCAGTTTTGCTGTCAGAGAATTTATTGACAGGCTTGTCAGCAATCTCGTTGTATGCGTTAACAAGCAATTTGCTTGTTACATTAGGGTCAGCAATAAGCTCGTCAGCATTCGTAAAAAAAGCAACTCCGTTGCCCATAGATCGAGCAACCTTACTGGACTCATATGCTTTAACAACTAGGCTTTTTGGGTTTAGTGTATAAGTAATAGTATTCATGATTTTTCCTTTCTCAAATTAATCAATATAGGAACTGTATCTTTTTTCTATTAAGAAGTAAAGTATTTTCTTTCTCTTTAAAAACAATGACTTATCTATTATATGGAAAAGTATTTTAATCCTCTCGGTCCAATTAAATACAAATTTTCTTTTGTTCTGGTCAATGCAACATACCATACTCTGTTCTCCTCATCTGTTCCTAGATTGTCCCAACTTAGCTTGCCCATGTCTGTTATTAATACAACATTGTCTGCCTCGCCACCTTTGCTTTGGTGAATTGTAGATATTGTTATTCTGGGTGTATCTTTAAATTTTTCTCCATTGCGTAAACAAGATCTTAGATATTCTCTTTCTTCGGGTGGCAAACCTTTTAGCATTATCATCCAGTCTAAATTTTTAGCACCTTCTGGTAAAGACATATCAGATATTCTATATGAGTCTTGCTTTTCTAATTGAACTTTAAAGTTAAAAAATCCTATCAGGTTTTTAGCTTCATGTACAGATATTTCTTTATTCACACGCAACTTTTCCCAAGATGTTATTGCTAAAGTTTCGTCGCTATCTAAAGAACTCTTGCCATTGTAATTGTATGCATAGCCTTGCTGACGAGCAACCTTTTTAACTCTATTTAAAAGATATTTACTTCTTGCCATGCAAAGCCAAGTTCCCTCTATGCTAAAATCAACATTTTCTACATCTGATACATAGTTGACAGTTCCTTTATCTAATCTGGGTTGCCATGGCTTGACATATCTATTTTTTATTCTGTTAACAACATCATTAGCTAACCTGTGGACTGATCTAGGAATTCTAAAGCTTTGAGGTAATATTCGCTTGTCGCCTTGTAAACTTAAAAACTTAGTAACATCAGCACCTGCCCAACCGAATATAGCTTGATCGTCGTCGCCAGCAATGTAAACTTCGGAAGCTTCTGCAGAAGCAATAATTGCCATGCGATATTGTAGAGAACTCAAGTCTTGAGCCTCGTCAACTATGCAGATATCTATAGGTAAAGGCGAGTTGTACTTTTCTAACATGTCAGTAAAATCCAACAAGCCATTTTCTTTTTTAAAAGTAGATAAAGATTTATGGTATTGATTAACAGCGTGCAAGGTTAAGTCTCTTTCATTCGTCATATAATATTGATCCTCTATAGAACGAACACCAACTCTGGCCAAAGACTCAACTCTAGAACATTTATCTCCTAAACCATAGCCTGTGTGTAGACCTAGATTCTCATCATAGATGCCTTTAAATTCTACACCCATAGCTTTACCCAACCTGCGATAGTGGGAGTCGGTCATTACTTCGTCTCTTTGCAACCCAAGAACTTTAAAAGCTAAAGAGTGCAAAGTTCTAAAATAAGGAAACCTATCCGCATCAAAGCCAAACTGCGCCATAGCTCTTTCTTGAGCTTCGTTTGCTGCTTTGCGAGTGAATGCTAGATAAGCAATCCTCTCAGGAGGAACTCCTCTTTTCAGGCTTTGTTCTACTATGTTCAGCAGAGTTGTCGTCTTGCCTGTTCCTGGTGGTCCTAAAATTATCTGCACGTGCCTTCTCATTTTCTTCCTTTCTAAGTCGCCATAGCATCCATTCGTAATATCTTTCAGGTTCTTTTTCCATTTAGAACTCTTCTGTTATTGCGCTCGGGACATCTAACTCTTCGTCGTCAAAGAACTCTGGCTCAGGCACTGACCATACTTTAACTGGCTTAGATTTAATTCTAAATGTTTTTCTATCGCCACCTAATAGTCTTAGCCAAGACCATATCTGATGTTGGGTTGTGTATCTAAAACGTCTTGCCTCTAGATATATAAATAAGTCTTCAGACCTAAAATAAACTTTTGCTTCGTCTGGGTCATGCCATGGCTTACCATTCATTATTTCGTCTTTTTGACGAGCTTGTACTTTACCTGTTAAAAAGCTGTCTAGCATTTTTTCGAACTGACCTTGGGGTGAGGCATCGTCTGGGTCGACTATTACTTCTACATTTTCTAAAAGCTGGTTTATTCTTTTTTCCCATTTAGGTGCTGGCATAGTGCTAGGGCATTTATTTAATTTTTCTACACAGAGCTTTTGTAATTGTCTTTGGTCTAACAACTGGGGTGTTGTTACTTCTATTCTTTCACCTTGCATCTCTATATACCAACGCACAGACTGACGGTTTTCAGTTTCGTATTTTGTTATGGCGTCAACTTCTAAAGCTAAACCTCCACCAACACCACCTATGCCATAGTCTCGCTTCATGCATTTAGACTTTTCGCAATAGTTGCATATTGGACTTTGTTTACATGTATAGGCATATTCTTTTTTGCTTATGCCTTTTACTAAACCATTTATTTCTGCTGATGGCAAAGGTTCA